GAATGTCGAATCAGGTTCCAGAGCAATATAATACTTGAGATTGTGTTGTGTATTCGTGAATTGTGACAGAAGTTTAGAGGATACTACTACCTCATAGGCACCAGGAATAATCTTGATGTTTTCTACCTTAAAATTAAATTCAAACTCATCACTAGTCTCACCAACAACAATGGCATACTCATTAGAAGTATCGTTCTTCTTATCACGAACCACCAATTTGACGACACCATTACTACCAATGGCAGACATATCAGGCAGTTGATATACTGCTGCTGCTTTGGTCAATTTTTCAAGTGTTACACTATCCAATTGGAAGCATACATCTTGGGAAGGTAATACAATTTCCTTCTCCGGAGGAGCAATGATTACATTTGGGTCGGCAAAGAAATACTTCACACGACGCTTACCTTCTTTGATACTCAAGTAACTATCTTGGTTAAAGTCAAGGTCAGGATCCTGATGAAGACTCAAACCGTTCAAGAACTGGTTGAGATCATAAATTGCAAAGACCCGTTGGAAATCTTCTTTGATTTCTGCTTCGGCAAGAATGTTCTTTGCTACAGAAATAGTGCGAAGTTTGTTGCCTTGCTTTACAAGAATAGAATTATTGATACCCGCAAAGTTCTTGAGGATAGCAAGTGCATTGTCAGACAGTTTCATAGTTTGTTCTTTGAGTTTCATTATTATTGAGGGTAGATTTCACGATTTGCATTCTTATCATTGAAATGCATCAGAAGGACAGCATAGTGAAGGATCTTAATTATATCACGACGTGCCGTGCCTTTCTTATCATATCGTGATGCATACTTAAGAATATTAGATCTACAGAATGCTTCACCATCACCACAAGCTTCAATCAAATCCAGTGTTTGAATTTTATCATCACCAGCAGAATAATGTTGTCTGTAAGTTCCTCTGATATATTCAAGAAGTTCTTTTACAATCTCCTCTTCATTATATTTGAAAGGAGTTGCTGGTGAAATGGCAATATCAATATTACCATTTGGTATATTCAAATTAATGTGGTCATCCATTTTTAAAATTTCATCGTATAGCATGGACCAGGAATTAGTCATAACTTATTATATCAAATATTTGCTCCACCGTCAATCACATAAATGGTATCATTCTCCACAGGCATCACAAAGTCGGCATCCACTTTATCATAGAGTTCCAAGAATGATTGCTTGGTCTCATCATCAAAACGACTCACACAAACTTGGATTGCTTTTGCCTTATCTTTGAAGATGCTGAAAGCACGGATGATATGAACCAAACGACGGGTGCTGATGATTTCATCAATACCACCATCATAGAAAGTTTTGCGAATGATGTCTGCCCAATCTACAAGACGTTTGCAGAAGTCAGTATCTTCGATTCCAAGATCCAAAGAAATGCCCTCAAGGATTTTCTGTTCAGTCGCAGGAGTAGGATACGTCTGCTCAAAGGTTACTGGAAAACGTTCCAAGAATGCTTCATTCAGAACATTAGTGCCGATAAAACGACCATCTTCAGAACCTTTACCTTTTGTATTGGCAGTAGCAAATACATTGAAACCTTTTGTTGGTTTTACATACTTACCAATCTTCTTCAAGAACACCCCCTTGCCTTCAAGGATTGATTGAAGACAAAGGATTTTATTGGAGGCGAGGTCAACCTCATCAAGGAGCAAGATTGCTCCACGCTGGAGTGCTTCGATGACTGGACCATTGTGCCATACAGTAGCACCATCCACAAGACGAAACCCGCCGATAAGATCGTCTTCATCAGTCTCAATAGTAATGTTTACACGAATAAGTTCACGTCCAAGTTGAGCACAAGCTTGCTCTACAGATAACGTTTTACCATTACCCGAAAGACCCGTAATGAACGTTGGGTAAAAAAGACGGGACTGAATAATTTTTTTAAGATCACCAAAGTTACCAAACTTGACGAAAGTATCATCTTTATCAGGAATGAGATTTTGCTCAACAGTAGGCATAGCAGGAGGTGCCTGATAAGTTTGCTCAAGTTCTTCTTGAATAGTCAAGTTCCACTTACCACGACCAACTTTATAATCAGCAATTTTATTCGTAATTGTCTGATAGTTAGATCCGTTCATCGCACACCATCCACGAATATCAGCACCCGTCACAGACTCTCCATAAAGTTCCCGTAAAGAAGTAAGGATGTAATCGATAGAAAGAGACATTGATTGCTTTGTTTGTTTCAACTGAAGTTATTATACAAGAAAAAAGGGGTCTTGAGGACCCCCAGTGGACAGTTTGAGAATTGGTCAGATTATAAAAAAAATATTTATTAGGCAATAAGTCCCACAAACTCATTTAAGATTTTCTTATTCATTTTTTTATTCTTCAAACTCTTCATAAAAGATTTTTTGATTTGAGTTTTAGAAGCATCTTCTGATACATCAAATTCAGATTCACTTGCAAGAGTTGTTGCCGAAAGTGCAATATAAGAATGGTAACCAGAATTCTTGATAGCAAATGATCTCTGTTTTTTCCACTGGTTTTGAATCTTAGTTCTCAATTCATGTTCATTATAAGTGTAACGACTAATAAAACGATTAGAATCACGAGACTCAAGAACACGAATACCAATAAAATTAGTATCGGTAAAATTGTCTCTCAAATTTTGAATCAAAATATCAGTGTAGTCATCCCATATAGAATCCAAAGAATAAGTGTTTCCTGTTTTACGATCACGGAGGTAACAATTATCACCAATTCTTCCAAGTCCAATAAAAGGTTCAAACTCCCAAGAACGTTGAATCTCACGATGATAAGTAAGTCCATATCCCTCACCATCACTCAATACGACACACTGAACTTTTTGGACTTTAGTATTCTTCTTGAACTGTGGAATGATTTGATGAAGTGCAATCATCGTTTCATTCAAAGGAGTTCCGGACAATCCCATTCCAACAGGGATAGGATATCTTCCACCGAAAGTAATATATTGTGCAAGACGGAACATATTTTTCAGTTGTTTTTCCAAAATTTTAGAATTGACTTTGTGTGACAAGATGTTCATCAAAGAAAACTGTTCTCCAACCTGCATCAGACCATCTTTTTTCTCATATGGTCTTTTACGACAAAGTTGTTCTCCATCGTCATTTACTAATGGATACTCATTCGTAAATGCATATACCTCAAATGGAATAGAAACTTTCTTACAAAACCATACAAGATTGAATAACTGTTTCATAGTATCCATCATTACATATCCCATAGAACCAGACCAATCAAGAATAAAAATCAATCCATGGTCTTTACCATCGGCAAGTGTGGTTACTTTCTTGAACAGGTCTTCGTTGTATTTGTAGGTGTGGAGTTTAGAGCAGTCCAAAACTCCAGTGCGACTAGTAGTAGCACGAGCATAGCTATTAGCAGATTTTCTACATTCGAATTCTTTGACAAGATAATTTACCTCTTTCTGTGCTGATTTTTTAAATTTCATAAACTCACTATCAACATAATCGAACAGATAAGGATCGTGCGGATTGTCCCAGAGTTCATCACATCTCTCATGAATCTCTTTATTCGGAACAACAATATCATCAAGATTGACTTTAGGAAGTTCTACATAGACATTCTCAATTCCATCCATAGATGCAAGTTTTTTGATTGCATCCTGCAATGAATCCATCGTATCAACTTTAGGTTCGGGATTAGTTTCTCCACCCTGACGAACATGCTCGGTGTCTTGCTCGGTAACATGCTCGGTGTCTTGCTCGGTATCGGCAGTATCTTCAGATTCTCCAGGTTGCTGTTGCTCCATAGAGTTATCAGACTGCTCTTCGGATGAACCAGAACTTTGCGATTCCAATGAATCCATATCAGTCTTGGTTTCTGTATTCATCTGCTGCTCACAATACTTATAGAGTGCCTGTGCCGCAATCAGAACATCATCAAAATCTTCACAACCTTCGATCATACGAACGATAGGCATCTCTACATATTCACCAAAAGGAATATCAACAAAGTTACCAATCTTAAAGTGAAGATTTACACGGTCGGCAAGATTCATCTTACTTACATCTTCACACTCAACACCAAAGAAGTCCTCATCGGCAAGAACATTATATCCTTTATAGAAGGTCTTGGAGATACCGGCATAACGACGCTTCATCATTTTCTCAATGCGAACATCCTCTACCACATTCACAAACTGTGGAGGTATCTTATATTCTTTTAACCAATCACGATCTGGTGTATAAAGTGCATGTCCCACTTCATGTGCCACCAACATATCATATATCTCATCACCTGCCTTATCCCAGTTTGGCAATGTCAGCACACGAGTATGAACATTGAAACATGCGGTCTCAACATTCTTGTTCTCTACCACAAGGTCTTCGGTGGCAAGAAGTTTAGCAAGTTGAGATTTGATTTCGTGCCTGACGGTCATAGGTGTGTTGCGTATGAACGTATTATACAAAAGAACCCTGCTTTTTGGGCAGGGTCATATGACAGTTCTTAAAGTGTCTCAGTGCCTCCTTTCGGGAACGCATTGCCTGAGGTTTCAGTTTTCGTTTCTGTTCTTTCTTAGAGTGATGCTTCCAGTTTGGGACTTGCATTGTTCTTTGGTGTATCAGGGCATCATACGTGAAAAACCTTTGACTTTCTCAAACCTTATGACACTTTGGAACTTGTCATGTAAGTCTGACTTATGAGAGATGACGAATATATTAGCATCCTTTATCACATAACGAATAATTTTTAGGAACTCTTCGGTTCCAAATCCATCGAGTGAAGAGTCAAATACTTCGTCCATAATCAACAGGTTAGTGTTTACGGAATTTTTGAGTCTAGCAACTTCTCTCCAAGTGAAGAGTAGAGCCAAATCTACACGCATTTTTTCACCTTCACTAAAAGAACTATAAGAAAAGTTTTCGTGAATAGGTGACTCAATGGTTTCACCGAACTCCTCATCAAGTTTGAAGTTGATGTAGAAGTCCATCATTTGAAGATAACGATTAACCTGCTGATTGATGAATGGAAGATACTTCTTGATGATTTTTGTTTTTACGCCATCGTCCCGAAGAAGGGAATAGGCAAAATCGTAATGAACGATTTCTTGTTTTTTGTCTGAAAGATATTCAATTGTATTTTGGAGATTGTCTTTAAACTGCTCTAATTTCTCATTTTCAGTATTTCTGTTTTGTAGGTTACTGGTAATAGTTTGAATTTCATGTTCAAGATCTCTGATTTGTCTCTGGTTGAGGGAAATCCGAGTATTGTTTTGAGAAATGCCATGCGTTAACTTTGTAATCTCCTTAGATAGGGAATTGAATTGATGTTCTCTCTCCTGCTCAAACTTAATAGTATTCTCAAGTTCTTCATAACCTTCTTTAAGTTCTTTTGCTTTATTTTGAACATCTCCAATTCTATTTACACGAAACTCTTCTTCTATGTCTTGTGTACATGTAGGACAAACCGTATTTTCTGTGAAGAACTTATGCTCTTTGGTAATGGTCGCAACCTTTTGAGAAATTTTACCTTTAAGGTTGTTTAGTTTTGATAACTTTTCACGAGCACCAGTAACATCTTCCTGTTCTTTTGTGAATTTATGAATATCTTCTTCTATGACAGAATTATCTCTCATATAAA